GACGGCCCTGCGCACGATGAGGTACTTGTACTCACCGTGATAGTCTGCGGTTCGACAGACTAAGAGCCACGCTCATTAGAACTTGCGATCTGGGATACACCCAAATCGCAAGCAATTTGAAGCATAACCCCTCTCCACATCAATTCGTAAAGATGTGGAGCATTCGTCACGCAGAGACGAATGACAACCCGACCGCCGGGTTGATTGGGTCCATTCCACACTATAGATCACGAATTATCTTCGCACGGTGTGAAATGAGTCCATCTCGTGTTAGACATGAAATGGAGTCTAGTTTTACATAAGCCAGGTCATCATACCGATGAGTATAGCCCGCACCAAAACTAGAAAGTGCGCCTTGTGTAGCCATACAGGCTACGTGACATAGGAGTCGAGATCCGGTGTACTCACATTGACGTAAATCACCGGTACACCCATGAAGCCGCTGAGGGAAAAATCCTCCCCGGCTGCTACATAGGATGCATATGACGCATGCAAAGGTCCTCCACTAAAAGTAAAGAAGGAATGCAATGCAGTCATCACCATTTGTGTATCTCGAACGCCTGAAGTGAAATCATTAGCCTTAGCATGGAGAAATCTATATGTTCCTTGCTGAGGTATTTCCACTTCGACGGATGGTATGACTCTCCCCGATGTCACTTCCCCTCCTCCCAGTAAAGAGGGGTACTGGGGCAACAGGGCTCCCACGAACTGATCCAGACTAGCACCAGTCTGGACTCTGAGTTGCCGATACATGGGGGCTGTAGCATTTGCCCTACGTTCTACTGACATCATGCAACCCACAAAATCCTCCCGTGATTGATCCAAGAATTTCCATCTGATTCCACCTCTCCTCGTAAGAAAAGCTGGGGTGAGATAGTTCATCAGGGTCATTCTCACGGGATTGTACTCTCCTGTCGCACCATTAGGATAGCTGGCATTTACCATACCACCATAACCCGCAGCACCAGCATAGGCAGGGAATCGAGACTGGAACAGTTTATTAACGTAGAACTGACCAGTAATCAACCCAGCGGTGTCAAACCATGAAATGGTGTAGAAATTGTATCGTTTTAACAATTGTCGAAACGAGACAATCTCCTCACCAAAATACACCAGAGACGAAGAATCTGTGTCTGATAGTGTAGTTAACATGGATATACTGGGAGAGGGGTCTACTGGTGCAGACCCTGTATCTGGGTTCTCCGATTCTCCCAACTGGGACTTGAAAGCGGGGGGATCGGGTGTTGGAAACCAGGAATACGACGTAAGGTACTCACTAGGATTCCGAAACTCGATGTCATCCCCTGCGGAGACGAACACATTGACCGAGATGGGCTCATTCAAACTAGGATCCGGTTCAGTCAATGGATTGACCACGTACACTGCCAATACCCCATTGGCAATGTTGGTCCCCCCTGTGCCTACAACAGAAGTCGTACTGAATCTGAGATCTGCAGGGGTTAAACCAGTCAAGTTAAAGGATCCCACTTCCAGGAATCCTTTAGGGTTTCCCCAACCCACCGAGACAGTAATGTCCTTGTCTTCGGCTATGTCCACAATAGACGTGTAGTTCGTGTTGTATTCATTCGACGCAAATCCATATGGGTCGTACACGATCTTCAGTCTACCCTTGTGAAAAGATGATGAAACAATCTGAAACCTAAACTTCATTGAACCTCGCCAATTCCGAAATGGCAAGGCTGCAAAAGCTGATGGTATCATGTGAATCTCATCCTCTGTAGTGGTGGGGAATGTGTCCCAAAGAAAAGGGGCCACATGACTGGAAAAGAGAGCATCCTCCGTCGTATCAGTCGGAGACCATGAGAAGGTGGTTAGATAGCTCTCTCGAGTGGCGATTGATTTGATGGTCATCTCATCCGAATCGCCCAAGCCTACAATCCTTGGATCCACTGATAGTTCTTGTTTAGGGTCCACCGACAGTTTCGTACTCGTGTCGGGATAGTTGGTATTGGCCATATTACCTAATGGCCTAGCCCTATAGTAGTGGATTGGCTCTAGACTTGTTGGCCGGCTATAGCCAAAGAAGGAAGCAACTGAAGACACAGCATCCGCACCCATTTGAGTCGCTCTTGCGAACGGCCCAATGCGCGGAACTGAAGTGAGTGCTCCTGCTATTCGAGCTACAGCCGAAGCCGGTTTGGAGATTGGTCCTTCTCCATATTCGTCCATCGTTCCCATCTGAGGTACCAATGCTCCAGGTGCCGTGCTAGTAGGCACGGTAACTGTAACATCCTCAGCCCAAGCGAACACAGAAATGGTGATGGGGTCTGCCGAGCCATTAGCGTGCTTCAAGGCATTGAGAACCCGAAGGTTCAGAGATCCCATCTGTGACCATTGACCAAGGGGTATGGAAAGTGAATCATAATCCCATACGAAAGGCAAACATAAAGTTCCCCCCTGGCATGTTGTTGGGTCCAGATAGACGTGGGGTCGCTGCGAACAAGCGATCAAATCCTGTGAGACAAGCTCCCGGTTCTTCGTAAACATATCTGAAGAGCTAAGTGGTGTATAGGACGCAATGGCCCTCCCAAAATAAAATGGGTTTCCGTTCACCACAAATTTCACGCACAATTTTGCGCGTAGGAGATTGAAATTGGAAAGCCTATTGATCACTCGTTTATTCCCAAAATAGATTATCCACGGGTTGAAATTCTCAAAGAGAGTTGTACCCCAAGTGTATGATCCAATCTTGATAGGACGAGCGAAGAACGACCCTAGGTCGTCGTCATTTTGATCCGCTAGGGATCGGGTGGGGTCCATCGTGGAATCGACGACGTAGTCGTACGATGGATTTCGGTCGGTGAATGATACGATCTGTGACGACGTGTGCTTCGTACCATATTCCACCTTGAACATTTGTGTATTAGTAGTAAGTCAGTTAATAAAAAGGACAGCTGACTTAGGCAATCCTCCATGTTGGTTCAAATGGAGGGCGGGTCCTCCTCTAAATAGAGGTATCTCACGAGGGAGATGCCCACAAGTGCAAAGCCTACAATCGTCCGTTTGAACGAACAAGATACAGACGGTTGCGGTAACCATATACACGGGTGCTTTTTGCTAGACCGTAGTGGCCAGAAGCATAACTGGCTGGATGAGTTTTACGTCTGCCCAAGACGGGGCCAAACGATCTAGCCAGTACCTGGATCAAGGTACTTCTCCTTCCAACGCTCCAGCTGTGTTTCGTAATCAACTGATAACATTGAACATCCGTGGGCAATGTCGGCACGAGTTGCAATTTCCTGCATTTCGGCTCGGCGCTTCTCATAAAGATCCTTTCCGTGGAAAAACCATTCACGGAGAGCGCCATCGATGTTACCCATCGAATGTTGTTCAGGGGTCAATGCCGTGGTCTTCATATGGGCATGGAGAGATTTGAAAATTGATTTCTCATCCAAAGCACCGAAGATCATCTGAACATCAGGGTTCCACACGTTCTTACGCTTAAGCAAATCAGCATCAGCATCAGACATGTAGGGAGTGGGGGTAGATTCCTTATCGGGCATCGTGAAAACCATATCATGATCCGCCAGGAATCGAGCCAAAGCAATGTGATTAAACTCTGGGAAATCCTCACTCACTGAACTCTTGGCATCATCTCCATATGTGATAAGGGCAACGGCCTCTCGGAATGAAAGTCCGTCCTTCTTCACAATGTGAAAAAATGCACACCTGAACAAAAGAGAGTTTACAATTGAATTGATATATACAGTCAGATTCTGTCCCGAAGGATTAGAACCTATATGTTGAATCAAGTCACCATTGTAAGCCATCAGGGGGTAGCACACATCAGTGGCAATTCCTTCCATGATTTTGATGTCATTCTCACTATATCCTTGAGACTTAGCGATATCAATCATAACACGGAAGGCAGCAAACATTACCTGCGCTGGCATGCGCAAATCGTACTTGCTATAATCACCTGCCAAGATGCGTTCTTCACCATATTGCTTCACATGATTAGCCAACTGATCCCACTCCGGACCTTGGGAGTTAATACCAACGGCACACTCCGATAGGAGAGGAAGAGCAGACAATGCTCTAGCAACAGGTAGATAATACTTCCTGATGAGGAGTTGGAGCGCTACGGGCGCTCCCTGAAACACCCTGACTTTGTCCTTGTCAAGGGGTAGTACTTCATCCTTAAGGCAGGCCTTGAAGATGGGATATGATCTCTCCCCTTTCAGGTAGAGATCTTCCATCTCCTGGGCCAAATCCCAGAACCGTTCATCTAGTTCAGCTGGACAATTGAAATCCGGATAATCCTCCGGATCGAGCATTGTAATATACTCGCTCTTCGGTCCAGTTAAGGGATAGCCAATAGCAGTATTCTTCTTCATGGCGTCAATAAAACGGACGCCATCGATACCGCACAAATTCTCCATGCGTGAAAGTGGACGAATCCACTTCGCTACAGATTTGAGTTTTCGTACGGCAAGAATCAACGGTTTGGTATAATCGTTGACTGCTTTGACTAAGAGATCTCCCTCAATGCCAATAGATGGACAGGCAGAGTGGGAGAGGGAAGCTTGCCAGGGTTTCCAAGAATGGAACTTTGGTTTACCCCAGCGTTGCTCGACTCCGCACACCTCCTCGACCAGAGGAGATATAACGGTCGGTTCGACTTCAGAATAGTAAGAAGCTCGACCAATGCACTCACCATAGTACTTGCAATTCGTGCCTGAGGGCAAGTAGTTGATAGGACTTTTGTGGTGCACAGTCTTTCCAGAGAAATACTGAACGTCGAATTCTTTTTGCTTTAGTGTACCAGCACTAACTCCCAACAGAACACCGTCTTTCTCGCGTAGGCAAGCAAAGGCGGTTGCGAACTGGGAAGCCGTGAGGAGACCGCAGCATCCGGAACCACTTCCTTCCTGACCACCGAGATGAAACCCACCGATTAAGGGGGCTTTGGTCTCAGTGATAACAGGGGCCATACACAAACCTTCAAAAGTATTGAACTGAAGGTTATAGGATGCTCCAAAGAAGTGGGTGTCAGTCGTGACGTCGCGGCAATTCATCATCAGTTTAGAAGAATGAATTTTGCCGTCCGCGTCTTTATAGGACAAACGACCGGGACAATTGTGGAAACGATCAAGAGGAAAATAATCAGACAAATCCTTCCAATCGCCACCATTCGGGACCCATACTATGGACAAATCAGTGCCAGGAATATCGACACTATGTCCACGGTATAGGTGGGCGGAGAAATTACCACCAATCTGATTCGGATCATGCCGCGTAAACTTCGCTTGCATGTTCGAAGCCTTCCACATATGCTTGGGAACAATAGCAACATTCGATTTCGGGAAGAAAGCATTACAATGATAGTGACGCTCCTTACCATCGACGGTTGCCCAGAGTTCCATATAGCAGAGATTCTTAGCAATAAGTTTCTCCAAGTGGTCGACAGTGGTAGTCTTGGCCTTTTCCGAGGCCGGCATATCAGAAATTAGAACCCCTGCCCAGGGATTCGTTTCTGCATCGCGTTTCTGGATATCAGCATCTCCGGTTGGTGCCAGATTCCCCTGAGGGACTGGTATTACCTTGAGAGCTCTCCAGACGCAAGCCAATGCATAAAGAACAGCAATGGTTGCAAATGCTCCTGTAATCCATTTGATGTGTCTATCTCGATACATCTTAAAGATTTGGGGCATGGCCGCATTATCTACGGCAACGCGGTCGTACAAACGGTCCTTCTCCGTCTGGGCGACTCCTGCTAATCCGAAAAGTAGGGGAAGGGCAAGAATCAGCCAATAACGGTGATAACGCAGCGCTAAAGTGAAGACGATAATTAATCCAATCATCTTATTCAAATAGTTGCGCCGAATCATCACACGAAGGTCTGATGCACGGGTCCACCAAACTAGATTCTTCGTCATGTCATGAAATAACCATTCGGAAGGAATCCAATTTGTCCACTGGGCCCATCGAGAAGTCTCTAACCAATCGAGACGCTCAATAGCCCAGTCCAAGGAATCAACCTCTGCCTTTGTCGTCCAAAAATTGAACGCAGCCCAAGCAAGAGGTTGGAGTCGGCGGTATCGAACCCACAAGGAGGCAGCAATGCGCTCCCCAAGTTGAGGTTCGAAAGGGTCGTCCGGTGATCCATCATCAGATCCGTGAGAGCTATCTTCGTCAGAGCAAGAATAATCATCTGCCTCGAAGTGTGCTCCATCATACGAATCCTCATCTGACGATTCCTCATCGGAAGAATCACCGGGGCGTTGAGTATAGTAATCAGCCTGAGAGTGTCTAACATATTCATCAGAGTAATCACCATTCTCAACGGTGTTGAGAACACCCTTAATAGTTCCATCCCTTGAATCCAAGACTTTTCCGTCTTTCTGGATAGAGAAGGGTGTTTCTCGAAACGTACAAGAACAGTTATCCGGCCAAGGGAGCTCACATGTAGGACACATGAGCACCTTGGAAGCAACGTTATTATTCGTTTCGACGAGCTTTTCCTGATCAGAGTAGTGGGCAGCAGTTGCTCCCTTCAAATACTGAATCAGGTCTGGTAGTCCGATACAATCCATCGGATAGCCGTCGTCATCATCAACGACTTCCCATCCAACGGTAGCTGTACCCTTCTCGTCCTTGGGAGGGACGGGAAAGGAGCGTTCGACTTTGATGTTCCAAAGATCGGGACATCGCCAAATAGATCCTTCGAAAAGCCAAGGGCATTGTCGATGGATCTTCTTGGAGTCGATCATATCGTGTGTTGCGAATTCAGGCTTAACTGTCACGGTGATAGTGATATTATCACGCCGCGTAACAGAAGCCGGCTCGTTGGAGTACAAGTTGGCACAACTGTCCTTCACATTTTTGGTAGAAATAACCAGCTTGGGTTCTATCGAAACAGATCCCTTTTGGTCAAGACTTGCCATATTAGCGTAAGTACGAACATTGTTTACCAACTGAATTAGCAACTGGGTTGGTGCCTTCTCAACGTATTTGGCTTTGGTATTGCCTAAATCGTCGATGAGCACCCCATTGACATGTGTTCGATAATTCGACATGTATTTATCATTCTCATTCACATTAACAATCCTATCATCATCGGCACAAAAGCCGTTCTGAAGGAGAGTGGTGACCATGAGAATATTAGCTACTGACGATTTACCAACAGCAGTTCCCCCAAAGACCCCAATAGAATAAGGGGCCTCTCGCATTCCACCTTGAACGCGAGTTTGAAAGAAACTGGCCTCCCAAGTCTGTAGTTGATGAAGTTTCCTCGTAAGGATATTCTTCTCAACAAGACCTAGGGAGTGTTGGGATAAGATTCGACACTTATCAATGGTCTGGGCGAGGAGGGCGGCATAGTCATTCTCTTGCATATTCTCTCTAGCAAGAAGATTGCCGCTTTTGGCATAGATATCACAACGCATGCATTTAGCATACGCCTCCTCAAATTCCTCTGACTCAAGATTACCATGCAATAGGGGCTTGATAGATCCACGTGCAAAGCACATGTATCCTCCCTCGGCAAAGTACGCAACAGTCTCGAAGGCAGCATCGATCATATCGACCGCAGTCACCTGTTTCGAGTATGCTGTGATTGAGAAGAGTCGCATTCCCTTGACTTCAAAATCAAGTGAGGCTGAGTCACAAAGACCCAAAGCCAAACAAAGACTTAGGACGCGGGAAAGCTTTTTGAACCCGGGATTAGTTATCACTAGGGTCCAATTCTCTTGGCAATTCTTGAGCAGCTCCAACCATTTCGGTCTCTCGATGGTATCACCAAATTCGCCCGTTTGGGGGTCAAAGGTGGTATCGACAGCTTCGGCAATATAACCTGCACACTTGTTGGCTACACTAACAGAATAGTGAGTTTTGAGGTACAGGAAGACAATCGCCAAAAACTGGGAAACGGTTGTGGAGTCCTTTAGAGCTAAGAAAAGAGCTCCAAGGTTCTCGACCTTATTCATCAGCTCAGCATCCATGGGAAGACCACGAACACTGGCCAAATCTTGAAAGGCCCGGGAAATCCTAGACGGGCAGAATCCACCTTGAGTCCGAAACTCTTGGGTATGGTGGGGGTTCTTGTAGTCCGGGGTAATATCGGACAGCCAACAACGAAAGTTGACTATCCTAGCTCGGTGCCTAGCCGATGCAGATGGACGGGAGCGCAAATAGGCGCGATAATCGTCCGTCTTAGTATAACGGAAGGCAGTGTTATAGTGGAACTCGGCACGCACTTTGGCAGCAGCAGCCTCATAAGAAGAGAGGGCGGTTAAGTGGCGTGAGTTCCGGAATTCGCATACTAGCACATCGAAATAGTGCAGCAGCGCGAGAAACCAAAGTGCTCCGCATGACCAGCGGAACATAGTGGAGTACTCAAGGCAGGTTACCAAGAGTATCGAAGTCCACATAATACCCAGAAAACAACCGAAGTAGAAGACCATAGTCTTCCAATATTCCTCGATCGTCTTGCGAGCAAAACATGGTGATTGAAAAAACGAATTTTGTGTCAGCCTTTGGCATACTGACGTTTCGGACACCCCATTACTGTGTTTACTTGCCTTATAAAAACCTATCATAGGTTTGGGGGGGGGGGTTGCCGATAAAAGCGCGGGGATACCGCTAGAGTATCCAACGAAAAGTCTACAATCGATGGGCAACAATCACAGTGGCCGGGTCGTCTTATCCTATGTCGGAGCGACCTAACTTGTCAAAGTTGTTATCCATCGGAATTAAGAATTGAGTGGGCCGGTCCAGTTCCATTATCATTAGCTGCCAAGCTTCAATGGGAACGGTAAGTCTTCGTGCCAGGAGTAACACGATTGGGCAAAAGTTATTGGCTGTTAACCTGATGTGCAAGACCATCTAACTCTGCTTAGATTAAACCAGAGATTCCACTCGCATCCGTCATCAATTTGAAGACAGAAAACGAAGGAGGGACTGTCGCGGTTCGGATTACTAATCCGATCCAGTTCCAGTAATCAGTCCTTACGACTCCCCGAATTAACGGGGACAACAAATAAGACTAGGGTGAGATTAATTCCCTTGAGATGTTGTGATTTCAATGTGGATTGTATCATGTCTCTAGAACATGTATATAACAACCCGATCTCGCGAAAGAGAGGGTGGTGGTGCTTGTCGTAGCACCAAACGTATGAAAATTAGTCAATACAAAAATACTGGCAATCAGGTCCAAGAAGCGTCGTAGCGCTCCAGGGATCTAAATGCTAGAATCCATGGGCGAATGTGATCGCCAAA